AATTCCCTTAAAGGAACCAGCACTGCTAGGTCCCCCCAGGTTCTATGCCATCCGCGTTTTGCCAGCGTAAGCCAGCAAGGAGCGGAACGGCATAGGCCTCCAAGCGATTCTGGTATTACTACCACGGACCGCTACCCGATCAGAAGAGTCTGAAAGCAATCGCGCAATTAAGCGCGAGTAACCCTCAGGCCTCCAGTTCCTACTTTTCTGATAAAAGACAGGAACTCGGAACTCTTCACGTTGCAGCGAAGCATTCCAGCGTATCTCGAGTCCGCGACTGCAACAGTCGTACGACCCGAAGAAAACATTAGGATTGGTTCGCTCAACGTGTCGCCAGCTACCTTGATTTTCACCAGGTAGATGGTCACCCCATTGAAGTCTGAGGAGAAACATAATATGCTGCCATGAAGATGGCGCATATCCATGAATCTCTTGTACTCCAATAGTAAGAGTGGGATGAATTGCTTCAGCCCACCCTTTGGTGAGTTCTGCGGCTCTATACAGGCCATTAACGTATAATCTACGTTGAAGGTCTGCGAGAGCTGGGAAATGACTGATCTTGTCATCAATGGCATAGGTATACCTTTTGTTACGAGTTATTGTGACAGAAGATGTACCGAACCATTCGCTCCCACACGACTCTCTGAATGGAGTAAGTCTACATGTCTTAGACATGTTTGGCTCACAACCAACAGAACGTAATGTGGAAACGAGGGTATCGTAGCATTCATCGGGGATAATAATATCATCTCCGAAGACCGTTACGAGGGACCCCAGTTCAGACAACGTCTTGGCCGTAGGCTTTCTACGACCAAATCTATGAAGGTGTAAAGACGCTATTGCTAGCGCCCAAAACACCAATGTCTCTACGGGAAAGCATGTTGCTGAACCCATAGGGGCAAAGGCGCACAGTCTAATAAGCCTCCCGTCGTGGGAAGCATATTGACTACGCGTTGAGAATAAATCTCTCCTTAAGTCTGGTAGCTTCGAAAGAAGAAACCAGACTAACGGAACACTTACTGTATCGCTAGCATTGGATAAATCCAGTGTAACGAAATCAGGAAAGGCCGTACGAGATCGAATTTGATTAAGGGTTTGATCCCTCAATTTAATTGATTTCGAAAGGATTCGATTTCTCTCAATATAATCCATCATGGATCTCATCTGACCCTGCTGTAGATACTGCGTAGCAGTATATTCGGCAGATATAAGACGAGGACCTTTATAGTCTTTGGGGACAAGACAAACTTTCGTGACCATATCCCGAAGGAAATAGACACGATTGCTAACTTGCCTCAAATGCTCTAAAGACTGAACTCCATATTCGAAGTAAGGATATCGTTTGTTCGCCCTACGAGGCCAAACAGACATATCCCACTTTTCGTCGCGGGCGTGACCTTCGGCTACAACACCTGGACCGTGTCCAGGGGTTATGTTAGAGAGGTCCAACCGACGAAGAGTGATAAACAATGCTTCGAGAGCAATGTTCAAGACTGGGTGACTTTGATCTAAACGAACGCCGCGAAGCGTTCGTTGCCGATCAATGAAGCCCAAGACCGTCTTTTCCTGGAGATCCTTAGCTACCGGTAAAACCAGTTTGCTATTGATCAAAAGGAACTGACGCACATAGAACATGGTGACAACATTAGGGTTCTCAAGAAGACTACCGTCATCACTGAACAGCTGCCTTAGGCAGTTATTCAGGAACTTCGGTAATCGGGTATTCCTTTTCAGGGACCAGGAAGCTGGACATATGAAATGTCCAGAAATCAATCCTTGATCTACGGCCTTACCTAATGAGGGTAGGGTTACGTAGAGGAAGTTTGACCCTTCATGCTTTGCTCTCTCGAGCAAAGTGTGTCGGTCTTGATCGATGAAAGGAACTCCTCGAGAATCACCGTCAGCCATTATGGCTTGGTGGAGCCCGAGGACACGGAATTGGCTATTAAGGTCTCCCATTTTAGGGTTTCCTCCAACCAGTTCATGAGTCCGATGGGCCACTGACAGGCCTTTGCTGTTAAAGCGGATAGAAGGCAGAAGCTGCCTGGTAGTCACCCTCAATGGTGACCCCGGCATACAAGCCTTCAATAAACGCATTCTTCAGCAAACACTGCGCCTGCTTCGTAAGGTCTTTAATGACCGTGGAAGTAAACGCAGAAGCACGTGGAACCCTAATGATCACTTCAACGCTTCCCAGCGTGAATTGACCAGTAACATCGTCCACATCTCCTTTCGAGAAGGTGAAGGAATGGATGTCGGTTCCCTTGGCTCCGTTAGGACGCAGGTTATGAGTCACAACAAGACGTTCGGCCTCAGTGAGGCCAGCCGTCTTGTTAATGAACTCTTTTCGTGCGCCCTGTTCGGAGGCAAGTTCGTAGGTAATGTCAGTAGTGCCATCGGATTTCGTAGCAATTATGCTCATGAACAGCTCCAGTTATGTTCCGATTTCGGCGTAAGCCGGGTCTCAGGAACGTGTTTTTCGCATTGTGGCGATACACAACTTTTGTCTCACTTGATAAGCTTCTGAATAAGAAGCGAACCAGAGGCAAGAAAGTGGAAGGTCCCAAGAGTCGAAAAGTCAACAACTCCTGAGGTCGTAGGAAGCCGAGGATATCTTTTGTACGTTGTAGTTTTACAACTAGCAACGGTCAGTGGAGAAGCAAGATTTAATTGCTTTCCGTCCCAGTCGGAATGATAGAAGGTAGGTGAGATCCGTAAGGACTCGTCTAACTCTTCTTTCACCGAATGAGAAACCCCTCTTATGTTATAAAACGGAGAACCAAGCGAAGGAGTAAGTTTATTAACGTACTCTTGCGCATTGGTAACCCAGTCAATAACAAATGAGAAAGGGACAAGCTCCCATGCAAGCCCAAAGAACTTATTAAGTCCGAAGTGCTGCACGTAAGCTTTCCAATCCTCAGAGAAGGACAAATCATTTCTGACTTGTGCCTGACAACTGATAACCCCAGTAACACTCTTAGCGTCGCAATAAATTCCGACGCCAGAATTACCGGAAGGATCAGTATCATTAGATATACCCGAAGGCAATGTATGCCGAACTCGGACAGGAATATAACTGCCTGCATTTTGACGAAGAAAGTTAAGTCTAGACTGAACACGTCTGTGTGCAGTGAAGATATTAACGACTTCGTCAATAGCTGGTTTGACACCAAAATTGTAACCAAGATAGGTGTCGGCACTATTCCGAGTCAACTTTCGCAGTTTTCCTATGGTGGTATCAGGCTTGATAAGGCTATTTCTAACCATATCAAGAATGATCTTCACCCCTCTAGTAGGGTTGAGTAAAGTTTTGAACGCATCAATAAAGATAGCGTTCTCTACCATAGACTCACCTATCAGAGAGGACGAAGGGACAAAGCTGTTACAGGCTTCGTGCCATTTATCCAACATGGAAAACCAATCGTGGGTTCTGAAGCTCTCAGCGGTATATGACTTGGTCGTGGAGGTCCATCGATTTGCAATCGACGAACCAACAGAGCCAAGATACCGATGAACAGCAGCGTTACCCTCGAAGGTCGCGTTAGTTAACACGAGACCACCGAAGTAAGGGGAGGACCCAACCAGTGAGAAGTTATTAAGACTTCTCACCTTAACCTGTGTATGCTCGCACATATGCGACTGGAAATCGCTGTTTCTAAGTCCTCTAAGGACTTGGACCAGTTCGTCTCCAGTATACAGACGGCGAGCAGCACGGGAAAGTTGGTTCCTCCTCGTAAGACGGTCGCGCGAAGATCTAAGATTCAACTCGTCGACAATTACTGATGATGAATCAGGAATTGCGTCCGAATAAGTCGAAGATCCGTAGGACGGTAAGCCGTACAGGTCAGAAGAGGTAGGCCAGTAGCGCTGAGTAGCGTAACTGATTTTACTCCTTCCAACTGTACCAACTGATGTTCTACTGCGCGTTCTCATTGAGTTCCTTTCTACGATTCTGAAACGGATGTAGCCTCACGGCTAAGCATCAAGGAGTATTCTTATTGCATCGCTTACGCAGTGCAATAATAATATCAACGAGGATAGTTACTATTGCTAGTAATTTCTTCATCGACAACCTCCTTGGATTCATTCGTTTCAGAAGGGGATACTGGGTGCCTTGTCAAAG